AAAACAATTGAGATAATATTTAAAGATTCTTATGAAATAGAAGCTTTGATAGATGTATTAGAAAAATTTAAAAAAGAGTGTTTTGGGCTTATTGGAGAATGGAGATAATATTATGACGAATAAAGAGCAAAATAATTTAAGCAAATACATAGCATTAATTCTTAGACATAGACCTGATGTTGTTGGTATCACATTAGACGAACATGGTTGGGCTAACGTATCAGATCTTTTAAAAGGAATCAATAAAACTCAAACGATTACAATGAAAATGCTTGAAAAAATTGTAGAAGAAGATTCTAAACAGAGATATTCATTTAATCGAGAAAAGACTCTTATAAGAGCAAATCAAGGTCATTCTATAAAAATTGATGTAGAATTGAAAGAGTGTATGCCACCAGATATTTTATATCATGGAACAGGTGTCAAATATTGTTCTTCAATCAACAAGCAAGGGCTAATCTCTAAGAGCCGTTTATATGTTCATCTATCAAAAGATATTGAAACAGCAACAGATGTTGGCAGTAGACATGGAGAACCATTTATTTATAAGGTTCGAGCAAAAGATATGTATAATGACGGATATAAATTCTTTTTATCTAAAAATTGTGTATGGCTTACAAAAGAAGTACCAATCTGTTATTTAGAAGGAGAATAATACAATGTCAAACTTATATGTATATCTAATTCGTTCTCGAAACAAGGATAATAAGAATATTCCAAATTTTAAGGAACGAGCCAAGACAATCCTTGAGTACAAAGAGAATGAAGATAAAGTAATTGAAGCTTTTAAGAGTTTTGCAGCTAAAGGACTTCCTGGTGAACAGACAAGACTATATAGATCAGTCAATTCAAGGAACGAAGAGAAAATCAGAGAAGAATTTATTATCCGTCTGTTGAGAGATAAGCCAAATATGACACAGCTTAATCGTACATTAGCATCTGTTGCACAGCAGGTACAAAATCGTGATGAGAGTAAATGGATGTTTGATTTTGATGTAGACAATGAAGAAAAAGTAGAAGATTTTATTGACGATATTTATTTTTATTCAGAATTGGATAATCATGAATTACATAAGACTCCTCATGGCTATGCTATCGTAGTACCGCATGGTTTCGATACAAGAGAGCTGATGGAAAAGTGGAAAGATTATGATATTACATTAAAGAAAGATGAGCTGTTATTTTTGGATATGATAACGAATAAGTGATATTTTATTGATATACCAAAAATTGAGGTGAATTTGAATGAAGAAATTGAAAATTGAAATTCCATCTGGTGCAAATGAAATTATCCATAGTTTACAAAATAATGGATATGAAGCTTTCTTAGTCGGAGGATGTGTGAGAGATAGTATTCTTGGCAGACCAATTCACGATTATGACATTACAACTTCTGCCACACCAGATGAAATGATGGAAGTATTCAAGGACAAGAGAATTATTGAAACTGGTTTGCAACATGGAACTATTACCATTGTAATTGACGGTGAGGGATATGAATGTACCACTTACAGAATTGACGGTAATTACTCGGATAGTCGTAGACCTGACAGTGTTACATTCACACGAAGCCTTAAAGAAGATTTAAAGCGTAGAGATTTTACAATCAATGCAATGGCATACAACGATGAAGCTGGTCTTATAGATCCGTTTAATGGTATGGAAGATATTAAATACCACAAGATTAGATGTGTTGGCAGAGCAGAAGACAGATTTTCAGAAGATGCATTAAGAATTTTACGTGCTATTCGATTTGCCTCACAGTTGGGATTTGTCCTTGAACCTGATACAGATTGGAATATCTCTAAAATGTATAAGAATTTGGAGAATATATCTATTGAAAGAATCAATAGTGAGTTCTGTAAAATTGCTGCATCGAGTGATTTCTGTGTACAAATGGTCTTATATCACGAAGTATTTTCATTGTTTATTCCTGAAATTAAAGATATGTTTGGCTTTCAACAGAATAATCCATATCATATTTATGATGTATGGAATCATACCGTACATGCAATAGAATATTGTGAATCCGATGATTTAGTAACAAGATTGGCTGTATTCTTTCATGATATAGGAAAGCCACATTGTTATCAAGACAGTGAGGACGGCATTAGACATTTCAAAGGTCATGGAAGAGTCAGTGCTGATATGACTGATAAAATAATGAAGCGATTAAGATTTGATAATGACACAAGAGAGAAAGTTGTTGAATTAGTTTATTATCATGATGCTACTTTTGAGGTTGGAAAGAAATATGTCAAGAGATGGCTTAATAAAATTGGAGAAGAACAGTTCAGAAGGTTATTAAATGTTCGTAGAGCTGATATTAAAGCACAAGCTGACATTAATCAGGAAACAAGATTACAGAAGATAGATAATATCGAATATATTTTAGAAGAAGTCTTACAGGATGATGAATGTTTTTCTCTGAAGGATTTAGCAGTTAATGGTAAGGATTTAATTACTATTGGATATAAGCCAGGAAAAGAAATTGGTGAGGTATTAAATAATCTGTTGGATTCAGTCATTAGTGGAAAATATAAAAATGAGAAAGAAAAATTATTAGAAATAGCAGAGAGGAGATTACATGGTTAAATTATTCAGTCATACGGATTTAGACGGAATCGGTTGTGGTATTTTAGCACAACTTGCATTTGGTAAAGATAATGTAGAAATTTCATATTGTGATTATGACAATATTGATTCAGCTGTAAAGGAATATTTGGAAACAGAACAGGACGACACAATTCCAATTTATATTACCGATATTCGTGTCAATGAAGAAACTGCTGAGTTGCTGAATAAAAGAGGCAATGTTCAGTTATTAGATCATCATCCAACAGCTCTTGGATTAAATAAGTATGATTGGTGTGATGTAGTTATCGAAGATTCCAAAGGAATTAAAACATCTGGAACTATGTTGTTTTATCATTACTTAGGTATGAATGGTTGTCTGAGTGAAGAGTTGGAATATAGTAAAACGCTAGAAAGATTTGCGGATTTGGTAAGAAATTATGACACTTGGAGATGGTCAGAGCTTGGCACAGATGGTGTTATTTGTAAGCAGGTAAATGATTTATTATATCTTTACGGTCGAGACGATTTTATTAATTGGTGCATTTCAGAAATTCATGATGAGGTATTCCCAAGATTATATGCTAAAGATGAGGTTGTTTTAAAGATTAAGCAGGATGAAATTGATAGATATATCGAAGAGAAGAATGAAACTATGTTTACCAGTCCTATGTGCGGTAAAATTTGTGGTTTTGTATTTGCAGATAGGTTTGTTAGTGAATTAGGTAATAGACTTTGTAAAATGCATCCAGAAATTGATTTTGTAGCAATGATTGATATTGATGGTTGTACGGTATCTTATAGAACCGTTAAAGAAGATATTGATCTTGGTAAAGATGTAGCAAGTTTATTTGGTGGCGGTGGTCATCCAAAAGCTGCTGGTTCAGAATTTAGTCAGAGTATTAAGTTGAAAGTTATTGAGGGAATCTTTGAATAGTGAGGTGAGAATATGAAAATTATTGTAGATAAAATGCCAGATGAACCAAAAGAATGTATCTTTTCTGAATGTACAAATCAGTTGCGTGGTAATTATGTATGTAATTTATACAAAGGAAGAGGATGTGAACCTAATAGATGTGATTTTTTAAAGTCGATTGTAGATTATCATGCGGTTGAACATATGGGTGATAATGTGGTAAAGATGATTCCAATAGAGTGAGGTAAGATGAATGGTAAATAAATATAATTTATGTGATAAAGTAAGGACAAAAATTCATTATGAAAATGATAATAGAAAAGAAGTAGATGCCTTTATTCGTGGTATAGAACTTGTAGATGGAACAGACGAAATTAGATATAAAATTTGGTTTGAATCAGAAAAGTTTGACAAAAAATTAGGTAGCACAGGTTGTATAGGATATATAAGCCAAGAAGACATTATAGGACTTTGTTCTGAAATCAAATAAACAGAGAATAATCTAATATAGAAGCAATTCTATTCACGGCTGATCAGCCAAATTTTCTTGAGAAGAG